AAAGAGATATACTCTTCTGGAGTTACGTTGTAGTGCTCACTCCAATTATTTATTGTCACTTCTTTACGAGTAACATATGAGAAACGGCTTACGCCCTCTTGTATTAACAAGTCCCAATCTCGGTCACTAGATACTAACCAAATTTCGTCTAAGCCATACTTGTCTTTCTCTTTAACAAGGTGGGCAGCAAGATCATCTGCCTCTACACCTTGGTATCTCAGTACGGTATAACTCTCTGCTAGTAATTCTAGTGTTCCTTCATACTCATCGAAGAAGTCTGCAAATGCTTTCTTTTCTTCTTCTGTTTGAGTAGAATACTTATCTTTTCGATTCTGCTTGTACTCTGGTAATATCGCTTTCCTATAAGAGGAGGAGCCCCAATCTGCTGTAATAATAATATTACCACAATTGTAAGACTGCGCTAAGGATTTTACTGTTTGTACATACTCATCTCTAAAATCTGTTCTGTTCTGGTGTTTCCACCTAAAGGCTAAGTTCAAGGCATCAATTACTATTGTCTTACCTTTAGAGCCTTTGGTTCTTTCTTCAAAATTAAAAGCCACTTATAAACTCCACTTCTTCTAGTTCTAACCAATCATCCGCTAGTAGTATATAACAGTTTAAGAACGCTATATGTAAATACTGAAGAGTATTAAGCGGCTTGTGCTCTGTTACTACGAATACTTTAGATCGATCATATTTAAAAAACAACAGGGGCATCTGATCGCCTCCTGCTGCTTGAAACACTACTTTTCTCCACCACCTTATTAGGTTATTTGTTTTCTGTGCTGTAAATACCTTATCTGTTAGTGGTGAGTCTTTGTAGTTTTTTACCTCTATACAATAAAAGTTCCTGTTATTAGGGACATATAAGTCCCCTTTCAGGTATTCAAGAGCACCAGAGGCAGGCACTCTTTCAAACTTCAATCCGGTCGCTAATCTCAGCATGTCCCTCACTAGGTACTCGCCCCTCGCTCCCTTCGCTCTTGAGTCTACCATCTTCTTCCTCTTTTTTCTTCTCAGCCTCTTCAGCTTCTTCTCGTACTTTAAGGTGTCTCCACCACATTCTCCGTCTACCTGCTGACATACTACTCCAGTATACTAATGTTCCCATTCTTAACGACTTCGATCTTTTCAAGCAGTGGATGTGACCATCCGTGTGATACTATATAAGTGTTCAAATCTTCTTTCAATAGAACCTCTACTAGTTTCTCCCTGCCCTGATCGTCTAGGACGTTGGTTACTTCATCTAAAAACAATATATTGATTTTAGACTTTGAAATACTACTCATTAGCTTACGAATAGCTATAAGAGTAGCGGTGTTAACACGGGCTAATTCACCTGAAGATAAAGCTAGAATGTCTACTATATTACCATTATCGGTAATCTCAACATTCAATTTATCATTCGATACAACGAACTCAAGGGTAAATCTACCATCTGAAAGCTCTGCTAAGTACTCATTGGCCATTTCTTCTAGTTCGCCCACAAGATTTTCTATCTTATAAGCTAGTAACCCATTGGTACTAAAGGATTTCTTCAGTATTTCAAGATTAGACTCCAACTTTTGGTTGCCTGCTAGTTTGCCATCGTACTCCTCTTGTTGCTCCACAAACTCGCCAGTCTGCTCTTGTATTACTTGGATTCGTGTGTTTCTACGTGTTCTTTGCTCGTTCTCAAGGGAGATTTCTGCTCTTTCTCGCTTTGCATTATCAAGTTTCTCTTGTAGTTCGAGAATCCCTTTATCAAGAGTCCCGCGATCAACTTGAGCCGATTGTAGAGTATTGTCCACGGATCGGTACAAGGTTTCCCAGTCTTGTCTTGCCTTTTCGTTCCAAGAAAATTGTACATTGTTTTCTTTAATCTCCTCTATTAAGGGTTTAAGTCTGGTAGTATTATCCAGAGCCTGCACACGTTCTGCAGTGGAATCTGCTACCATTTTTAACTCTGCGGAAATATCAATAGCTTGCTTACAAGTAGGGCACTCTTCCTTAATTGACTCTAATTGTTTTAAAGTGCGTATTGCACCCGTAGCGACTGCTTGCCAGGAGCCTAACTCTTCTTGTAACGTATCATATGACTGTATACTAGTGATAGGAAAAGCTTGTATAGCAGCTATATCTATAGCGTGTAGTAGCGACTTATATGTATTATTTGCCGAGATTTTTTTATTTATTTCCGAGATATTTTGAAGTTCTATTATTAAAGAACGCAAAGCCTTCTCGTCTTTAGATGTGTTAATATCTGAATCCAACATGGGTAGTATGTTGGCATCGGTCAATTTATTTGTTTCCAACCATCTTTCAACTGTCGCTAACTTCCCTGTTATCGTAGAAGATACCAGAGCTACTTCTTTAGATGCACCTTTAAATACTTCGAATAACTCAACGTATTTCTCTAGGTGTAAAAGGTCTATCAAAAACTTCTTTCTGTTAGCGTCTGTAGCAGTAAGAAACTGCAAGCTTGCATTAGTGTTTTGGTATACTAGCTGAGAGAAGGTTTTAAAGTCAACTCCAAGAACTTCCTGTAATGTCTTGTATGTGTTCGTAGCCGTATGGCTAGAGATATCAGTACTGTTCTTTTCGAGCCTAACTTTAATGTTTGTTTTACGGTTGATAGTAATTTCGTACTTATCCCCATCTTTCATAAAAGATAAATATATACTATAACCATCTTGAATATAACGATTCGGAATATCTGCTTTCTTTATGCCCTTAGAGTTCTTATTATATAACGCCTCTTCGATAATTAACGGTATAGAGGATTTCCCCATACCGTTAGTACCAAGTATTTGCGTGACGGTATTATCGTCTAATTGTAACTCATTACCAGAACCGTAGCTAAAGCAATTATCCCATTTCAACGTTTGTAATGTAATCATTGTAAGTTCCTAGTATATCTGGTATTTTATTAGGGTCTATTTCTAGTATGTAAGTTAAGTACTCTACTAACTCCTCTTGTACTGTCATGTCTTTATCCATGATTAAAGAGGCTTCCGACTTTCGTTTTACTACTTTCTTATCTAGTAGTTCGGAGTTCTTTACTGAAGCTAGATCTTGTATGTTGCCCTCTACTTCATAAATGGTGTGATCAAAATCAGTAGCTATCATATCTTCTTCACTACTAACTGTTCTGCGAATAAGCTGTGGTAACTGAAACTCTTCCCACATCCAACTCCAATCTACCTCATTTATAAACAGGTATCCTGTCTTTACTTTACTTCTATGAAATGAAGTAGTCATGGGACTGCCTGGGTATATAATGTTACGTTGCGTATTGCTGTGAGCATGAAGATCACCTGCAAATACAACAGGGAAGTCGTCAAAGATAGATAAGTCGACTTCGGGTTTAACATGTGGAGGAATCTCTCCTCGAACGTGCGTGAACAAGGGCATCCTGCTATCAAAGTGTTCTATAGCACCTTTCTTATGTAGGTCTGCGTAGGGTAATATACCGAACCCTAAATCATGGTCTATGTATGATATATCTACTATGTGTATAAGAGGGTTTATATCTCTAGAAACCTGCTTTAACTGAGTAAAGAATGTTTTATTCTTCTTAGTCGCTTCATGGTTCCCATCATAGATAATAGTTGGAATCCCTACCTTCCGAATAAACGAAAAGTAGAGTTCCAACTCTTCCATATTAGGAAGGCGATCAAAAAGATCACCTCCTATTATGTGCATACCACATTGCTTCTCTAAGTCATAAACTTGGTCGAAGAACATTTGATAACGGTTTGTAGCCCACTTTACTGGAACATTTTTCTGTCCCAGCTTTATGTGCCAGTCTGCCGTATATAGTATCACTTTACAGCGAACTCAGCGTCTAACGCTTCGTCATCTGTTTCTGCACCATGATTGCGAGTACGGTCAAGCAACTCTTTCTGGGCATCAGGTGTAGGGCGGGACATAACATCATCCATAGACTTCAATTCACCAATAGAAGTTAATTCATCTGCAGTAAGGGCACGTGGCTTACACTTAAGTGCTTGCAGTTGGTATTCTACGTTGTAAGGAAGCGGACCTGTCTTTACTCGCTTGAAACAAATGTCCCAGCCAGTAGTGTGGTCAGTTGGGTCACCTAAGTCTTCAGCAGCGGTAATGATTTGCTCCCACAGCTTCTTCTTTAGGTTTACTACTTTTACTTCTCCATTGTCGATGCACTGTGTCGCATAACTCCAACCACATTTAAGGTCAGGGTAGTACTCGCGAACCCAGTCTTTTTCTAGGTTATTAAACCGTTCAGCATCTCTGTCGAAAGAGAGGCATTCCATAGGAATATTTTTGTCGTTCTCACCTTTGATCCAATATACATAGCGAGCAAGAATGTCGCCTACGATGCGCATTTTATTGTCGCCATCGGTGTA